CTGTAAGCCTTTGGCATTTCAAACCAGTCGCCCGTATCAGCTCCATCGTCTATACCGTCATCGGCAAACCTTGGACCTTTTTCTAAGGTGGCCCATGTTACCGTGATCTTGTTGCCTCTTCTGGATGCTGTGTACGACATACTAGCCATTGTTATTCACCTAAATATAAGCTCGAAAACAATTAACCCAATTGATATCACCGTTCCAATACTTGTTGTGACCAAAAACCAAAGGCACCTATTGATAAAGCGAAGATTTTGTTGAAGCAAACTATTTTGCTTATCAATGCTATTAACCTTTTCCCAAAGTTTTTCCTTGTCAAGTTTAGAGTCCCTCCTTCTTGATTCTGTCTCAGCATTGTGGAACTGAACCCACTTAGCAACATCATCTAAGCTATCCATTAATTTAATGATCCCTTACCAAGCGCCAAGCTTAACCGTAGCCACCGTGTCACCGGTTGCCGCCGAAGCCATGGCCCAACCTAAAGGTTTATTGCTGGTCACTGTTATCGTTGCCACTCCCGCGGCGGTTGCATAGACCTTAGTTCCGATAGCAAAAGCTTGCGTTACACCGGTTGCTTTGGTTAGGCTTGAGAATACACCTTCGACCGCTGCGACTGCCGTGGCTCCGCCTGCTGCAGCACTCAAAGAAACAGCCGCCCTGTCGCCTAAAGTTACTATTTCGTTCATAGCCACGCCGCCAGTAGCCGCGACGAAATCAATTTGATCACCATTTTGTTGAAATGTTTTGCTCATTTTGAACTCCTAAAAAAAATATTTTTACTGATATGAAGCGCCAACCAACACAGCAAAGCTGATAAGGCTTGTCATGCTGGCTGGCACGCTGCAACTCAAAATTTTACGCGCCGTTGTTAAAATAGAAAGTTCTGAAATCCATGGGTTTTGCGTCAAACTCGTGGCGAACCTTGTATTCGATCCCGTCCACGTTCCAGCCGTCGCGAGAATCTAAGAATGGTTCTTGACGACCATTGAGAAAAGCAACTTCGATCACATCAAATAAATTTGGGTTTGCGATCACGTACCATTTTGTCGCGCTGTTGGCGTCAAAACGTGCGTCTGCGATCACTTCAAAACTATCTTGGAATGGATTAGGCGAACGTGTGTTGCCGGTTGCACCGGGATCGAATTCAGACCGACGTAAAACCCTGGCCGTAGTCTCTAAAGCCAGTGGAACCACAAGCGCAAAAATCGGGATATTCAAACCCTTGGCGTTTTGGCCTGGATCGGTTTGTTTGCCCATTGCGACACGCGCCAAATCAACAGATGCAATGGTTGGAGCGGTTCCGCCTGTTGCCTTTTGGTTATTATGACCCGCTGCGAACAGTGCAACGCCATCCTGGACCATCAAAGGATTGTTGATAAAGATATTCGCCACCACATCACCAACCTTTCGACTGGCCGCACGCCCCATTTTTCTTGGGACCGTAGACAATGCCGCAAGGTCATCATTGACCAGTGATTCGCGGGTGACAGCAAACAATTTACCGTATTTACTGATTTTCAGTTGTTCTTTGATATCGGTAAAACTTCCGTGTTTATATTCGCCGCTTTCTGGAACAACCGCTAAATCGTCAAAGGTCGATAGTCCGACTCGATCCGCTGTTTTATAATCTGGAAGCTGGCCGATTCGAACCATTCTTTGCCAAACTTCGGGCGCTTCCTCGTAACCCAGCAAAAGCGATTTTTCAGCGGTATTGCTAAGCAAGGACGGTAAATCCGTACTAGCCAAACCAACCAGACCGCCAGCACGTTGTAAAGAGACTGCATGATTAGGCATCAAAGCGCCTTTAATTAATCCCTCCTTAGTCCATCCGTCCGTGTTGACACCGGATCGATTTAAAAACAATCTTGCCATTTCCGGGATAGTCATCTGTGCAAAAGGGTTCCCGCGTTGGTCGTCTTCAAGCTTTTTGCGGTCTTCCTTTTTGTTGCCCGTCATATCAAGACGAAATTCAAGCGCCCGTTCTGCTTGTCCGCCTAATTTCTCAACTTCGTCTTCTGTGACATAAGACGCGCCGCGACTTTGGGTTTGGATAGGTGGTTTTTGAAAGCCTGTATCGAGCGTGTTACTGGGAACAATAGGTTCTTCCAGCGTATTACCAAGCATGTTTAAAACTGCTTTGCGGGTTTGATCAGGGCTTACGCCTTGTTGAATGCACTGCAACCGCAATTGATTAAACTCGTCCGTTTCGTAGCTTGGCATGTTGAAAATGTCGTTGATTTCCAGAATCCTTTCCCGTTCGATTTGTGCGCCTTTCTTCTGGCCTTCGCTGAGCGCGGTGTCGCGAGTTCTTTTGAAATTACCCAAATCTATTGGGTCATCATCCGCAGAGCGTTTAGCAACTACGCCGCCATCACCTTCGACGCCTTCAATAATGTTACCGTTTTCATCTTTTTTCATAACTACACCTTCGTTGTTTAAAAATTTTCTACCAATGCCAACGTCGTTATCAGCCGGAACCGACACAACCGAAGTTTCCAACGGCATCCACCGCGTAATTTCCACACGATCAGGCTGGCCCTTTCTTTCGTGCGTTACCCAATCTTGAATCGAATAGCGAATTGAAATACTTTTTAGCATCCCGGAATCGACATCTTGACGAATCGAACGCGCTCTTTCCGTGCTATCCGAAAACTCCAATTCACCACGAAGCTTTTTACCTTCAAGGCGTATGTTGTTGACTCGTCCAATGAATTCGTTTGTGTTGTGATTCCAAAGTAATGGCAAACCTTCCGCCGCACGCTCCATGTTAATAGCTTCTTTGGTATGGATTAGCGTTTCCGTCCCAAAAAACCGTTCAACCGCTTTTTCAGAACTCAACGAAGCCGAAAAAGTCACGGTTTTGTCGTCGTCGCCTGATGCCAATCGCTCGATAGTTAACGTACGATCGAACGTTAATTTTCTGTCTGTTATTGAAGCATCGCGTTTCATTTCTTTAGGCTTTTTAAGCTGCATCGTTCAATACCTCGTTACCTTCTAAATTGTCTTGATCTTGGGTAGATCCTTCGTTGTTCTGTTCCTGTTCCTGCTCGATTTCGTTCATGACCTTGTTAGGATTCCGTCCGCGCTGGCGCATGATTTCGCGTTTACTTTCAACCTTAGAATCAATCAGAATTTGCCACGCCTTGGCTTCCTTAACCGGATCAATCCAAGGCAAGGCTGGCGGTGTGTAGTCCGCCCTTAGAACTGTTCTTTGATCAATATTCCGAGACAGTTTTATGCGGCCTGACAGGAGCGCACGCTCCATAACTTTTTTGTAAACAGGACGGTAGAAAACCGATTGAATATATTTGAAAAGCGCTCGATAACCGATAGTTGCCTCAACCAGTTCTTGACGTTGTGCACTGTAGGTGCCGTTATAGTCTTTGCTGATTGACGAATAACGAGTCATGGTGCCACCTGCAACCGCTCGAAGCATTGCAGAACGAAACGTCATCAAGTCGGGATTTGGCCGGTTACTGTCGATAGTCCCGACTTTTTCACCGGGTAACAGGGTGAATATGGACCCGGCATTCATTCCAAGGGTTCGACCTTCTTCGCTGCCGGGTTCACCGGTAAAATCTGCGGTTCGTTCTATAAATCCGGTAAATGAAGCCGCGACACGCGCCGCGATCCGTTCGGATTCTTCATAGTCTTTTAAGTCTTCAAGACGCGTTAAAACCGGGTGAATAATGGTTATTCCGCGAACCTGTCCCAGTCTGCGAATACTTTTTAAGTGAATTATATTTTCCGCTTTGGTGCGGATGGTGCCATTATCAAAAACAGAAGACCCACCAACGGACAACACGTCGCCAGGGTGATCCTTGAAAAAATGGTAAGCAACCGGAGTTCTCCACCGGTTTAGCTCGACGCCTTGAATGATATTTCGGTTTGTTTCGTTCTGAAACGGTAAAAAATCGGATTCAAAAGCTTCCAGCACAAAAGGTATTTTGGTTCGATACTTAAACCTAGACGACGTGACACCCTTCAAAAACACTTCACCGTCTCGAAATAAGCTCAAAGCAACCAGCCGTTCAAGTGTGCAAAACCCCATTTCGCCAGTGGTTTCTGGACTCTCCGCCCATTCTTCCCAGGCTTCGGCAATCATTTTGTTATCTTCTTCTGCAAGCTTCCCGCTTTTCAATAAAACCATGGGTTCAATGCTGACACCTTGGCCGATAACGTTGTTTGTCAGGTCGTTAAAAATCGATACTGCAATATCGTGATTTTCATCCAGGTATCGCGCAAGCTTTCTGAGTTTGTCGCGGGTATGATCCATGACCGCATTGCCCGAATGCGTACCGCCTCGACGCGGATGGAATCCTGTCGGTGTTGCGGCTTCGTAGATCCGTTTAGCAGATTCTAGCCTTGCCTTTCCGCGTAAATAGTTTGCGGTGATATTGGGTGCAATCGCGCCGAAAAAGGATATCAAGTCCATTTTGGCGTCAATACTGTAGGATTAGCAGAAACGCCCGCCGCTTGCGCTTTGAGTTCATTTACCGTCCGTTGCCAGCTTGCAGCTTCTTTCCTGAGATCGTCTAAAGATGCACGGGTAAGCTGTCGATTGCCGCGACCGTATTGGATGGCTTGACGCGCAGCTGATAATGCGTCCAGTGAATCGTTAAGGTGTTTTTGCGCTGTGGCAAGATCCATATTAAAAACCAATGATTAATAATCACGGGTACTATTAACACGGAGTAAATAATTATTAAAGGATTATTTTGCCTGTATATGGTTAGCGCTAAAAAAAATTGGTTAGCACAAAAAAATCTGTTAGCAACAAAAAAAGCTTACACGCAAAAAATTAATCAAAATAGCGTTTGTCTCTTCCTTATGTTCAGATTTTGAGAAATATCTGTTTTCGGTTGTGGTTTGGGTTGAGCGGGTTTATTCTCTTTTTGTTCTGTATGCGTTCGAATTTTATCGACACCGAGTGAATGTGCCGCCGCTATCGCGTTCACTTCGCAATCCAGGTAGTGATTGTCTTTGTATTTTTTTATCCAAACCCGTCGCCCGGATGGTTTGGTCAACATTTCTTCGCTGGTTATCTGTCGACAATAATCGTCGTTGATTTCGTTGTGGCAAAACCAGCCGCCGGGTTCATCGGTTGGCCAATTGATTCGCGCATATACCCAGCGTTTAAAGAAATCGGTATTAATCAATGCCAGTTTTATCCCGCCTTTCATAACGCGCCCTGATATCGTCACATCGATAGGACTCACTCGAACCGGATTTTCCATTGTGTCGCGTCCCTTCGTCGGGAATGCAATACCACGGTAACGGTTGCAAAAAGTATAAACAGCGTGGTCCGGTCGAACGAGTTTATCACCCGGACGATAGCCCGAATCGATATAGGCACGCTTGATCGTCATA